ATGTATTACAATGAACGGAAAACATATGAGCAAATTGGAAGCGCCATTGGGTATCACAGAACAAGGATTTCTCAGAAAATTGACGAATACCTCAAATCCTGCGAAGATTCTCACAATTCTCATTCATGAAATGCTATTATGATATCAGTGAAAAGTATGTAAGGCACCGGGAAACCACTCCGGTGCTATTTTTGTGCGGAAAGGCGGTGAGATCAGTGTGATATATCATAAAAATAGAGAATCCTTTGTAGATGTCTGCAATGGGGTGTTTGGCCGAAAGGTAATTAAGTCTCGTGTGAAGGAAATTAATAGCGGAAATGTAGTTCAGGAGTTAGGCAAGGCACTGTCTATTCACTGGCAGAACCGCCGGGAAATTGACTACCTTTACCATTACATGAATGGTAATCAGCCTATACTTTATCGAGAAAAGCAGGTACGCCCAGAAATCAAGAACAATGTGGTGGAAAATCATGCTCTGGAAATTGTACGCTTTATGATGGCTCAGAGTTTCGGGGAGCCAATCCAGTATGTGAGTGTCGACAAGGACGAGGCAAAAACGCAGGAAATTGATAGTCTCAATAAAATGATGGCATCAATAGACAAATCCTTCTATGATATCCAGATCGGGGAATGGCAGAGTAATGTAGGAATAGCTTATCGGTACAACTGGAGTAATACTACGGCGGATGTAAGCCTTGGAGAGTGCCCTATAGGGATTGATGTTCCGGACCCGAGATACAATTTCGTGGTATACTCCTCAGATTTTGGTACTAGACCTTTGATGTCAGTATCACAAATGAAAAATGAGGACAATGAAAACGTATATTTTTGTACCACACCCAAGCAGGTGTATTGCATCAAGAATGGAAAGATAATTCCAGAGATATCCGCACCAAATGGTTATGGCCGTATTATGCTGGTGGAATTCCCGAACAACGTTCGCCGCCTTTCCGACATTGAAATAGTAATCACAATGTTGGATGCGCTAAATAAAGTCCAGTCAAACCGCATGGATGGAATTGAGCAGTTTGTTCAGGCTTTCATGAAATTCGTCAACTGCGAGATTGATGAAGATGATTTTTTGAAAATGTGCCAGCTTGGAGCCATAAAAATTAAGGGGCAGCAGGGCGTACAGGCCGATGTGGATGTAATATCCAATGAACTGAATCAGGAGCAGACCCAAGTTGCGAAGGATGATTTGTATAAAAACATGCTTATCATTGAGGGTATGCCAAATCGGGAGCAGAATACAGGTGGCGATACAGGGCAGGCCGTGTATCTTCGGAATGGATGGGATTTTGCGGAGCAGAGGGCAAAGATTGACGAGCCAGTGATTATCAAGTCTGAGAAGGAGGCTCTGAAAAATGTGCTGACAATCCTTAGGACAAAGCAGCTTATCAGCCCGCATCTGAAAATCAGCGATATTGATGTGAAGATTACCAGAAATAAGACTGATAATATGCTGGTGAAAGCGCAGGCCCTGATTTATCTTCTTGAAAAAGGTATCCATCCCAAGATTGCCATTAAGACCTGCGACCTCTGGGGAGACCCGGAAAAGGTTTATGTCCAGTCAAAGCCTTATCTGGATGCTCTTTATAAGACCGCCCAAGAGATGCAAGCCGAAGAGGAAAGGAAGTCTGCACAGGCGGCAGCGTTGGCGCAGACACAATCAAAGAGCCCACCGGAAGGTGGTGAGTGATTTGGCTATGGTTAGATGTAAGGGAAAGGGTTGCGGCCTGATATTGGGTGAATTTCAGGGTAAAGGCCGGATAAAATGTTATAAGTGTGGTGGTATTAATAGGTTTGATACAAATGCGAAGCAGCACACTTATAGACCGCCAATGCAACACACGGAATTAAAAGACAGGACAACAAGTAGCGGTATGGTATTTCACTGATGTTGTCCTTAAAATTTGCCAGCCTAAGCGTAAGAGGGCAGGAACTATGCGGAGCGCACCGTGTTAAAAAAGTGTATGTTCTGAAATAAAAGGAGAAGTAAAAATGACCAGAGAGCAAGTAAAAGAACAGTTTCCTGATGCTACAGAAGAGCAGATTACAGCGATTCTGAATATCAATGGAGCTGATGTAACACAGGCAAAGAAGAATAACGTTGACCCTAAAGAGCTGAAACGACTTCAGGGGATTGAGGCAGAGTATACAAAACTTCAGGACGCCGGATTAACGGATGCTGAAAAAGCAGCAAGAGCTCTGGCGGATGCGGAAGCAGCAAAGGTTGAGTTCGCAAAGAAATCTAACCGGCTGGATGCTGAGAAAATTCTTGTAGCAGCCGGATTGACGGAAGATGACTACAAAGACCTGATTGATGGTATTATTTCTGACGATGCTGAAAAAACAAAGTCCATGGCTACTGGTCTGGCTACCATGGTGACTAAGCAGAAAGAGTCTGCTATCCAGAAGACAAAAGAGGAATTGATGGATAGAACCCCAAATCCAGCTGGTGGTTCTGGTGGCGGAGAGGAAAAAACAGAAGATGTAAAATTTGCTGAAGAAGTGGCAGGTACGTTTTCCACTGCCAGCGCAACATCAAAATCAGTTTTTGATAATTATTAAGGAGGAAGAGAAATGAGATTTACACAGAAAGAGTATGGACAGCCTATTGAAATCTTAAAGTTCAATGATTTCAAGGGGGAGGCATGCATGGTATCTGATTCTGGGGTGGTAGCAGATACCAATGGAAAGAAAATTGTAAAAGCAGGTACGCCGCATCCGGCAAATAATGAAACTTGCAAGGGCATTTTACTCCACGATGTTGATGTCACCTATGGGGAGGCACCGGGAACCAGGGTGTTCGAGGGATCCATTGACACCAAGAAACTTACAAAAAATGGGATTACCGTTGCCGAGGAAGCAAAAGCGGTCCTGCCACGTGTGACATTTTTTTGACTGATTAGAGGAGGTATAAAAATATGGCATTACCATTAAAAGAAGCATTTACAGCAAGAGCAATCGGTGTTCTTTGGGACGCATATAAACAGACTATGGGTATCGCACCGTATCTGGGAAGTGGTTTCTTTCCCGCATCCAAGTCGCCTACTATGGATCTGAAATGGTTCAAAGGCTCTAAGGGGCTGCCGGTATCCCTGACTCCATCCAATTTTGATGCGCTGGCTACAGTAAGGGATAGAATCGGATTCAAAGAAATGGAAACTGAAATGCCTTTCTTCCGTGAGTCCTATTTGGTAAAGGAAAAGGATGCCCAGGATTATGAAAATATGATGAATGCAGCAGATCCGGCTATCGCACAGGAACTGTTAAGGCAGATCGCACTTGGTCCGATGGATTTAGTCCAGGGAGCCGATGTCGTTCCGGAAAGAATGATCTGGCAGTTGCTTTGTCCGGTAGATGGCTCTCCAAAGATCGCGATTTCCGCCAATGGGGTGAACTATGACTATAATTATGACGTGGATGGCTCTTACAAATCCAAAAACTTCCTGGAGCTGACAGGCACTGATAAGTGGGACGATGCAGATAACTGTGATCCGTTTGAAGATTTAAGAGCCGCCAAAAAAGCCATGAAGAAAAGGGGTAAAGTAGTAACCCTGGCAGTAATGAATGATAATACTTGGCAGAAGATTGTAAAGAGTAAGAAAGCCAGGGAATATATTGTTGCCAAAGCTGTTACATCCCCGGTATTTATCGAGGAATCCGATGTGAAGAAGTTTATTCGCGAAAGTGAAAGCCTGAAATTGGAGATCTTGGTTTATGATAAACTCTTCATTGATGATTCCGGCGCAGAGAAAACCTTTATACCTGATGGCATGGTGGCGCTCCTCCCTGGGAAGACTGCTCTGGGCAGCACTAAATACGGTAAGACACCAGAGGAAAGAAGCGGTGACGCAAGTATCGGAAATCTGTCTATTGTTAATACTGGAGTGGCAGTATACACATACACCACACCCCACCCCATTGTGACTCAGTGTATCGTATCCGAGATTGTTCTTCCCACTTTTGAGCGTATGGATGATACATATGCCATTAAAGCATATTAGGAGGCTTGTGTTATGAAATTTGATCATACTGTAAAAGTGAATGGACAGTATTATCCGGCAGGGACTGAAATCCCTGAACCGGATAATGCTGTTGTGGAACCACCTGAAGATAAGCAGGCAGAAGAAGTTGAAGAGGAAAGCATCCCGGAGACCGAGCCGACAAAGCGTGGCCGTAAACCGGCAGCGGGAAAATAAAGAAGGTGATGAGGAGTGGATAAGAACAAAATATTTGAAAACCTTAAAATGTATTTGAGCGAAAAAGATGAGGAGCTTATCTGGCTCCTCATTGACCTGGCCTGCCAGAATGTGTTGAATCGACGATATCCTTTTGGGTATACGGAGAAACAGGAACTGGT